CTACAGAAAATAAAAAGAAATATGAAAAACAAATAAAGTCTGCCGAAGAAAAAATACAAAAGCTACAAGATCATAATAATCAATTAAGTAGTGAGCTCGAAGATAAAGGTGATTTGGATTTAACAAAATTACAAGAAAGAAAAAATAATGTTATAGCTTTAAGAGCCGAACAAAAACAACAACTAAAAGCGGTAGCTAAACGAGGATTATTTTTAGAAAAAAATGATGAGTGTCCAACATGTGAACAGCCAATTCAAAATAAAGATAAACTTGTGTTTGATACTAAGAATGAAGCTTATCAAATAGAACATACACTTGGTATGATTGAAAGTGATTATAAACTTGTTGAACAAGAAATATCATCATTACAAGAAACAATATCAAAAGTGAATGAAAAAACAAATGTAATTAATTCAAATAATAGAGAGATAGCATCTTTAAATCAAAGTAATAAAGATTTAAAATCTTACCTTGATGAAGAAGTGTCAGCTGATTTATCAGAAGCACGTAATGAACTTGAAAAATTATCTTCAGATAAAGAAAGCTTATTAGAAGAAAAATTAAAAGTAGCTGAACAGTTTAACTACAATGGTGTCATTGGTGAAATGTTAAGAGATACTGGTATCAAAACTAAAATAATAAAACAATATTTACCAGCAATCAATAAATTAGTCAATCAACATTTACAAGTACTAGATTTCTTTGTTTCATTTGATTTAGATGAAAGCTTTCAAGAAACTATTAGGTCAAGATATCGTGATGATTTTACATATGAATCATTTAGTGAAGGAGAAAAACAAAGAATAGATTTATCTTTATTATTTACATGGCGTCAAATAGCAAAGATGAAAAACTCAGTTGCAACTAATTTATTAATATTAGATGAAACTTTTGATTCATCACTTGATCATGATGGTGTTGAAAACTTATTAAAAATATTGAATACTTTAGGTGAAGACACAAACACATTTATTATATCACATAAAGGTGACATATTAGATAATAAGTTTGAATCAAAGATAGAATTTACAAAAGAAAGAAATTTTTCTAAAATTAAAGTATGATACTAGTACATAAACATTTATTAATAAAAGCTGAAGTAAGTGAACCAATAATTACTGAAAAGAAAGCTGCAGTTTTTTTAGAGAAACTTATTTCAAGTATTAATATGAAAGTAATGTTTGGTCCTGTTGCAAGATACTGTAACATGAAAGGTAACAAAGGCGTAACAGCTTTTGCAATAATAGAAACAAGTCACGTTGTTATGCATATATGGGATGAAGTAAAACCAGCTTTAGTGCAGTTAGATGTTTATTCTTGTAGTGAAATGGATCCAAATAAAATTATAAACTTAATTAAAGATGAATTAAAAACTGTAAACATTGAATACAAGTTTTTAGATAGAGAAAACAATTTTAAAGAAATTTCTCTTAGATAAAAGTTTAAATGTTTACTTTTAATAAAAAATGTGGTATAATAAAACTAAAATTAAGAAGGAGTATATATTATGCAATTAAGTGATTCCACTTTGGATATCCTCAGAAACTTTTCTGCTATCAATCAAAACATTTTGATTAAAGCAGATAGTCCTATTAAAACAATTAGTGAGGCACGTAATGTAGTTGCCAGAGCTGATATACCTGAAAAGTTTTTAAAAGACTTTGGTATATATGATCTAAATGAATTTATCGGTGTAACAGGTTTAGTCAATAGTCCTAGTTTACATTTTAATGATGACTTTGTCATGATATCCGATGAATCAGGTAGATCAAGTGTAAAGTATTTTTATTCTGCGGCTGAAACATTAACAACACCAACAAAAGATGTTTCAATGCCAGAACCTGATGTTAAGTTTACTTTAGATAATAGTACTTTAAATAAACTTAAAAAGGCTGCATCAACTTTAGGTCATAAAGAATTGTTAATAAAAGCTGATAATGGTGTACTAAGTTTATCAGTTGTTGAAAATCAAAATGCAACATCAAATGCTTTTTCAATTGATGTTGATGGTGAATTTAAACAAGATGCAGTGTTTAACTTTATTATAGATATATCTAACTTGAAAATTTTACCCGGTGATTATGATGTCGAAATATCTTCAAAATTAATTACACAATTTTCACATAAAGAATTAAGTGTAAAATATTGGATTGCACTTGAAAAATCGTCAACTTATGGAGTTTAATAATGACAAGCAACAATGATCAATTATTCGATCTTTCTAATAAAGCATCAAGAAGTACCATCGCCGTTATTGATGCAGTAACACAGCGTGGCGGATTTAAAGGTGAAGAGTTATCTACTATTGGTGGATTAAGAGACCAATGCATTCAAATAGTTCAGCTTTGCGAAAACATTCAGCAAGATAAAGCTATGGAAACGCCGGCTGAAACACCAGCTGAAAAACCTGCTGATGGTAAAAAGTAACTTACGCTTTATTGATTTTATTTTATTTGTTATGGAGAAATGCGTAAAATGTCTAATGAGTACTTATGGGTTGAAAAGTATCGTCCACAAACTATTGATGATACTATACTTCCTAAAAAACTAAAACAAACTTTCCAGAAAATAGTTGAAGGTGGTGAACTACCTAATATGTTATTTACTGGTACTGCTGGTCTTGGTAAGACTACAGTAGCTAAAGCATTGTGTAATTTACTTAATTGTGATTACATTTTAATAAATGGTTCAGAAGAAGGTAATATAGATACCCTTAGAACCAAGATAAAACAATTTGCTTCATCGGTTTCTTTATCCGGTGATTATAAAGTTGTAATACTTGATGAAGCAGATTATCTTAATCCACAATCAACACAGCCTGCCCTTCGTGGATTTATTGAAGAATTTTCAAACAACTGTAGATTCATATTAACTTGTAACTTTAAAAATAGAATTATTGAACCACTACATTCAAGATGTGGTGTTTATGAATTTAATACTTCTAAAAAAGATATGATTGAGTTATGTCAATCTTTTATGGAAAGATGTATGACTATACTTACAAAAGAAAAAATTAAGTATGGTGAAGCGGCTGTCGCTGAATTGATTATGAAGTTTGCACCTGACTGGCGTAGAGTTCTTAATGAATTACAAAAATATTCAGTAAATGGTATTATCGATAATCGTATATTGAATATTGTAAGTGACAAAAATTATGATGAACTTTTCTCTTATTTAAAAAATAAAGATTTTAAAAAGATGCGTTCATGGGTTGTTAGTAATATAGATACAGATGCAACCGCAATATTTCGAGCTATCTATGATAGAATGAGTGAAAAGGTTGCACCACAATCAATTCCACAACTTGTTTTAATATTAGGTGATTATCAATACAAAAATGCATTTGTTGCTGACCATGAACTTAATGTGGTAGCATGTTTAACGGAGGTAATGTCAGATGTACAATTCAATTAAATTAACTTTATACACTCAAGAAGATTGTTATTATTGTAGACTATTAAAAAAGAAATTAGTTGAATGGGATTTTGATTTTCGAGAAGTAAATATTAGTCATGACTTATTTGCAAAAGATTTTTTAAAAGATAAAGGACATCGTACAGTACCTCAACTTTATTGGAATAATACACATCTTAATAAGTTACCAACTACTGATTTAACTTATGAACATATTGAAGCTGAGCTTGATTATGAAAACTACATTGGCGGAGTAGAAAATTGGTCAGTAACAAAAGCATAGCAATAGTTGGTGCCGGTGTTGCTGGTATAACTACCGCTTATTTCTTAGGTAAGAAAGGTTACAAAATAAGACTGTTTGATCCTGATGGCGTGGCACATAAATGTAGTTATGCTAATGGCGGTCAGCTTTCTGTTTGTAATGCTGAAGTTTGGAATACATATAGTAATATATCTAAAGGAATAAAATGGTTGACACAACCAGATGCTCCACTAGCATTTAGACCGGATGTTTGGTCATGGTCAAAAATAAAGTGGATTGCTGGTTTTATTGGAGCTACAATTACAAATTCATATGAAAGAAATACTCGTAAAACAATAGAATATAGTTTACGTTCTCGTAGATTAATGAAAAAATTAATTAAAGATGT